TAGCATCACATACTTGAAAGTTTCCTATTTGGGGTTCACGTCCTATATATGCCATAAATTATTCCTTTGGATTATCTGATTTAACTTTTGCAATAACTGTTTGCCAAGTGGAAGTACCATTAACTTTGTCATGGTATTGCATATCCATTTGATCTTGCCATGATGGATATTCTTTTGCTCTTTTATCCATATAAGCAGTTTCATTTAATTTAGCTTTAATTTGATTTTTAGTAATTGAAGTTGGATTTTCATCATGCCAAGTTATAGTACAAGTATCTATATCTGTTCCTGAAACTGAAACTTGTGCGTCTGATTTAATTTTTAAAATTGCTTCACAAATCATATTATGCTCCTATTTCCATTGCAATTATTCTACCTGGTGAATTACCAGTACAAGAAGTAGAAGTACCACTTCCACCATTTTTTATATATGCTGCGTAGGTTATTGCTGAAGTGGATGAAGGAGAATCTAGAACTGTCATTGCTATTGATGTAAATATGTTAGCAACATTAGCTCTTGTAATTCCAAATTCAGAACCACTTGATAAATCTGTACTATCTCTATAAAGAGTAAATTTTGCTGCATAATCACTACCAGATTGTTGACCATTAAATGTACAAATAACTAAAATTTTACTAGATGTTGCAGATGGAGTTATATCTACATCAAGATTGGTAGTTACATAAGATGTGCTTGTTGTTGCAAGTGCTGTTGCATGAGTTCCTTCAACTACTTGTAAAACTTTTCCACCACCTTTAATGTGTGAATAATCCATTCGCTTTAAAACTCCAGCATCAGAAATTATAAATTCATCTGTATCTGCTGGTGTTGCACCTAAAGCTGTCTGACCAGTAATAACTGCTGGATCAAGATCACTTGCAACTACTGCTTTGTTAGCTGGTTTGTTTCCAATATAGCTCAATTAAAACTCCTATGTAATTTCCATTACTGATAATGTACCTGAAAGTTTATCAGCGACAGAACAATCAATTTGTATTTTGTCTCCAGCTTCTAAAATAACTTTAGAGCCAGATAAAATCTCAAGTGAACTCCCTGAAGGGATGCTCACATCTTTTACTAACATTGATGTACCATTAGTTACATTGTTAGCACCACCTCTGTTTGCTGTTGTAGAAACTAATTCTACTTCTGCTGTTACCGCAGTTGTATGTATGTTAGCAAGTATCAAGCCAAGAACTACAGTAGTTGTACTCCCTGCTGCTGTATACATAACATAAGGTGTACCTGCCGAAGCTGGTTCTGCTGCAAAAGTTATTGCCTTGAAAGTGTTTGCCATTTATATCTCCTATTTTCTCCTTATATACTAGCCGAGTGCGATTGCAAGAGCTGTTGGGTCATCTGTTACAGCTATCGTTACTGTATCTGTTGAACCACCAGTAGTCGTAATCCCTGACCCTGCTGCTATTGTTACTGTATTACCATTGGTGATAGTTTGACTAGAGCCACTAGAACCAGCTAATGTAAAGCTAGTCATGTCTCCATCCGAACCATCTGCTCCAGAATAACTAAAGTGAACTCCAACACCATCTAAATTTGAAAATGACCCTGAACTAACAACATGAGTTACTGGAACTTTTGTATATCCTGATGCGTCTGTAACAGCACCAGATACTTTAAACATTGCATAAGTAGAAGGTGTACCTTCTTTAGTTACAGTTACAATTCCTCTTGCAACTGTATTAGATATATCATCCCAAGATTGTACATAACCAGATATATCTGCACTAGCATCATCTGCATCATCTACATATAAAATTGAAACACTTGATAGTGTTCCATTGTTAAAAGCAATTTTTCCTGCACCTGGATCAGCATCAGAAGTAGAATTATTCCAAGTCATTGCAAGTTGTGAGTTAGTTCCAGCAGCTCCAGTAGAACCTGTAGAACCAGTTGACCCTGTAGCACCTGTTGAACCTGTATCTCCTTTACTACCACTTGCAGTAAAATGTACTGATAGTTCGTCAGCAGCACTAAAAGTATTGTTAGATGCCAAATGTGTAACAGCTAATTTATTGTAGCCACTAGCATCTGTTGAAGCACCTGTAATTTTAAATCTTGCATAAGTTGATCTATCATTAATATCATAGATCATTAAGAAACCTTTTATTGTAGATGTTGAATCATCCCAAGTTAAAACATCCGCAGAAGTTGTTACTCCATTTGCATCAGCATCATCTATATAGATTGCTGTAGCAGATGCGTAAGTTCCATTATTAAATGCTATCTCTCCAGCACCAGGATCTGCATCAGATGTACCTGTATCAAACTTGTAGTAATATCCAGGTATTGCACCATCTTCTCCAGATGCTACAAAAGAAACAAATACTCTATCATCATCAGCAAAAGTACCAGCATTATCAATATAAACTAAAGAAACTTTTGTATAACCACTAGCATCTGTAATTGCACCAGTTACTTTAAATACCATCCAAGTATCTAGTGTATTTGTTTTTGAAATTCTTATTCTTCCTCTATTAGTATCATTACCTGCAACATCATCCCATGATTGTACCCATGCTGAAACATCTGTGCCATTGTATTCTAAATCATCAATGTACATTATTGTTGCACTAGAGATTGTTGCATTATTTAATCTAAATTTTCCTGCTCCAGGATCAGCATCACTTGTTGTTGTTGAATATTGAAATTCAGCACTATCTCCACCAGCAGGTAAAAAGTTTGCAACTGTTGTTAAATTACCAGAGCTATCAAATCCTAAAGTTTTAGATGCTCTTGTTGTTGCATCATCTGTAAATTCTGGTGATGTAATTGTATTTGTTCTTGAAACTTTAAACGATCTATCTAGCTCCTCTTGCATTCCCAGATGTAAATGTAACATTACCACCTGACGCATCTCCAGCACCAGATACTGTGTAGTGCGTGGTTAGAGTTTTGGTTGTCTCAGTTCCTGTAGAGGATCTGATGATTACTTGTAAATCTGTGTCCGCAAAAATCTTAAAGGTATAGGCAAAAGCTGTTGTGCTTGAATTACCTGAGTAGGAATTTTTTACTGTAGTTGAAGATACTGTCATATTAATTCTCTATATTAAATTATCTATCCTTTGTCCATATTATTTAGATGTACTTGGTAAATCAGAATCATCTATCATATACTGTAAAACATTACGAATACCTAGCATATTCTGATATGGTGCAATACGCAACCATTTATACGCATCTCTTTTACTAAAATCATATTCATCATCAATTATAGCTTTTCCTGTTGATCTTATAGCACCAGTAGTTTTTTCTATTAATGATATAGTTGGATTACCTGTCCATATATTAGTTTCTAATCCAGAGGATCTATAATTTAAAAATGGATCAATACCAGACAGATATGCTCCTGTGTCTATAAAAGCTGGTAGTAATGTTGAGTAAGTATTTCTTTGAAAAGTTGCACCACCTATTGCTTCTGGTGATAATCTTCTTTCTAAAAAATCATCTCTTTCTTCTCCAGTTTTACCAACAGCTTGTGCGTATTGTTGACCAACATAAACTAATCCTGCTAACATAGTAGATGTCATAAATGAACTAAAGAATGTAAAATCTCTCATGTGTAAACCATGAAGTAATTGTTTTGAATATGCTGTAGTTACAAAGTTTCTAAATTGAAATAATGTTTTACCTAAAGAACCATCAGCTCCCATAGCCATCATTTCACCATAATTGTTTTCTTGAATAACTCTTCTTAAATGTCTATTCATATACAAAGACATTTTATTAACTAAATCTTGATCATCCCAATCATCTACATTTAATCTTCTAATTTTTCTACCTGTTAAACCGCCTTCTACAAATGAAGATTTTTCTTTTATATTTCTAAATACTGCTTGTAATTCTTCGTCAGAAAACCCTATGTTTCTATATCTTTTTATGTCAGCAGGACTTAATTTTAATTTTCCTGTTGCGTGTCTAGCAAGTTTGTCAAAAGAAGTAATTGCTGCTAATCTTCTTGATAAAGTATCTACTGCATGAAAACCAGAAAAGTCAGATGTTATTCTTGTAGCAACATCTAAAGTTTTTTCTATCTTACCAACTTTACTTGTCATTCCAGCAAAGTCATCTGATCTATTAATAACACTATCTACTAATCTATTTGAACCTGTACCACTAACTAATGTTTCTATTTCATCTAAAAATTCATTAGATAATTTACCATTTTTAGCTCTTGTTAAAATATTTTTAAATTCTGGAATATATTTAATAAATGATCTAACTCCAGCAGTTCCTATAATATTACCCATTTCTGGTATTTGAGCAAAACCCACTTGGTTAAAAACATTGGCATAGTTATATTTTCTTAAATTTCTAAGTATACTTGCTGTACCTCCTTTAATATTTGCTTCAGTAGGTATACCAATAATATTTTTATAAATAGTTTCTAATGTTGCTAGTTCAAAATTTTTTCTTATTTGTCCAGTTTTAGTTTTATATTTTTTAGCAACTTCTGGTAATTCATAACCTTTTCTAATTTCATTTAAAATTTTTTGATAGTCTTGTTTAGATTTAATTCCAGTTCTAGCAAAAGCTACATGACCTGACATTTGATTTATGTATGCACCTACTACACCTTCAGTATTATTATCTAATAAATCACTAAATTTTATAGCAACATTATCTACTAACTCTTCATGTGTTTCATCAAAAGATGCTCTTCTTTTTAATCTTGATGGTACATCAGGTTTTTTTGGTTTTAATAATACTTTAACTAAATCACTTATTTCTTTTTCAGATAGTTCAGTATAGTCAGTAATTAAATTTCTAAGCTCATCTTCATCTGTAGTTTTTAAAATTCTATCTACAGAAAATCCATCACTAAATTTTGATGTTTTAATCATACGATAAATATGACCAGCAAGTTTTAAACCATCTGCATCAGATAAATTATCTGATCCTTTAACCAAAGAATTTTTTAAAAAATTAATTAATTTATCTTCACCAATTCTTTCTTGCACATCTTGCATCCTAGATAAAGACCAATGCCTAGGAAAGTAATTTGGATTATCTAATATATCCGCAGCTCCTTCAACACCATCTTTTTTAAGATCATCTAACATTCTTTTAAATGTTTTTTTAACAGCTTCTGCTCCTTTAGTAACAGCAGGTATATCTAAAACTTCTCCTCTAACAGCTCTTGATACTAGGTTAGAAAATTGCATACGATCATTTAGATTATAACTTTTAAATTTAGTAGTCTTACCAATATCTGTTAAGTATTGAGCAAACGCAGGTTCATATTCTTTATAGAAAGATGTCATTCTAGTTCCAGCATAATTACTTTTTTGTATGTCTGCTGTTAATATTGATCTTGAAAAATCTTTATTACCAACTGTATCTTCTAAAAATTTTTCTGAAGTTGATCTCATATAAGGATTATCTGATCTTCTTAATACAGATGACTTATCAAATCTTCCTTTTGCAAAACCAACATTAGGTGTAACATCTATTCTATCAAAAAAATTATCAAGTAATTCATCAGCATTTACACCTTCTTTAATATCATTAATCATTTCTTTTTCTTGTTTAGAATAAATATTTTTAGATGTACCTTTTACATTTGCTTGACCTTTTAATAGTTCATCAACCTCATCTACATTTTCATTAATGTTAGGTAATCTATCTTTAGCAAAATATTTTTCTCCGCTTTCTGTAATTTTAAAACCTTCTTGTTTTAAAGTTTGCTTTTCCATTGCAGTTCCAAACTCTCTTGCTTTAGCATCAAAAGCATTTATGTCTGGATGTTTTGGTCCTAAAAATCTAGTCAAGCCAGAAGTAATTGCACCACCCATAGCGGCAGCATAAGCTATCTCTTCTATGTCTCTTGTAGGATCATTCATAATAACAGGTGCTGTAATTAAAGATGCTTGACCTGCACCTACTAATCCACCTCTAATATATTTAGAAAATCTAGCAGCTTTGTTTGCATAAATAAAAGGTCTAGCAATACCAAAAGTTACTGCGTCTGCAACTAAAGCAACAGGGTCTAATACAGCAGCACCTACTCTTAATGCTGTACCTGTAAATCCTAATGTTTTTAATTTTTCATTTGCTTCTTGTGAATCTAATATTCTTTGTTTTATTTGATATGCTTGACCCAATGAAGTTGCATTAGAAAACTCATCCCAATATTGGGGTTCAATATCTTTACTTAATTCATCAAAGGTTTCATCATCTAATCTAAAATCATAATTAGGTTCTAGCTCTGGTCTTGAATATGATTTTAATATTGAAGGTAATATTTGTTCTTGTTCATAAGCAAGTTTAACACCTTCACCTAATGTAATTTTTTCTGATTCTTCTTTTTCTTTTAAAATTTTTTCATCATTAATACTAAGATAATCGGTACTTAATATTAAATTTAAATTTGTACCTTCTGCCATATTAAGATCCTGTTATATCAAAACCGCTTGTTTCAAATTCTTCTTTAGCTTTAATTTTTTTTTCTTGTAATTCTATAGTTTCTTTTTTAATAATGTCTCTAGCTGCTGTTTCTCTCTCTTGATTAATTAAATATAAATCTTGATTATAAAAAATCATGGGTTGATTATCTTTATCAAATACTGGAGCTAAATCTAATTTTCTTCTTATTTCAAATATACCACCACCATTATATCTTAAAAAAAATTGTTTAGGATCTTCATCTGTCATTTTATTTTCTATAATATATTCTTTAACTGGCTTAACCATATCTAAACCACCAATAGATTTAAACGCATCTATATCTCTTTTCATGTAAGCATAGTCATCCACTATTTCTAAATTTTTTTCTAAATCATCTACTACTAAATTTTGTGCTTTAACTGGATCTACATTACTTGCAACATACATATTAAAAAGTTTATTAGCATAACCTTTAACTTCACCAATATTAGTTGCTTTTGTTTCTTTAAATTTAGTTTCTATTAATGCAAAAGTTCTATTTCTTTGTTTAGTTGCACCTTTAATAACAGCTCTATCATAATTAAGTTGAAAATCTCTTGCATTTTTTATTGCTTGAAAATCATTCATTCCCAAAATTTGTTTAGAAACAATTACATTTTTAAAAAATGTTTCTTGTTCATCTGTTGTATAAACATTTAATCTACCCATTTTGTCTGCAATTTCTGCTGTTTTAATTGCACTAGTTAGTACAGGTGGAATGTCAGCAAGATTATCAAATGTTGTAGATGATCCAGCAGTAAAACCAGAGTCAATTAATTCTTGATAAGATGGAGATAATAATCCTGTTTTAGAAAACTTATCATCTACAAAAGCAAATGTTTGTTCTTCATTTAATTTATTTTTTTCTGCTAAAGAAAATAAAACAGTATCTGTTCCTTCTAATATTTTTTTATCTGTAGTACCTGGTATAACTGGACCAATTAAAGGATTCTCTCCATTTAATATTTTATTAACACCAAAACTTGTAGCATCATATTCTTGTTTTTCTTTTTCTATTGTTATAATTCTTTTTTGTATTTCTTCAGAATCTACATTTTTAGCACTTAATAATATTTCTTTTGCTTCGTTATATTTTTTATTTGCAATAGCAACATCAGCATCAAATATAGCACTATCAGTATTAATAGTTTGTACTTCTTTATCTAACCATGGTTTACCCATATTGTGCATATCTGCAAATTCAGTAGCAGATTCTATTCTACTTTGTTTTTTAATTTTTTTTATTTCTGCGTTATCGGCTAAAGAATATTCAGTAGCCAATGTATTTTGCTCTGTATTATAGATAGATAAATTTTGAGATTCAAATGCTTTAAATGAATTTGATTTTACTTTGTAAACACTTTCAGCTTGATCAGAATCTAGTAATAGTTCTAATTTTCTTTTTACTCTTTTATTTTTTATTTGTGATAGTTCCTGTTTTGAATATTGACCAAATTGTTGATTGTATGTATTTACAGCAGTAAACTCATCTGGATTATTTTCTTCTTGTTTTATAATTTTATCAGATTCAATTTTCATTTCATAAAATTTTTTCTTTGCTTCTAATTTTTCATTGTTATCTCTTTGTTTAATATAATATTCATCAATAGCTTTAGCCGCAGGTAATAAACCAGCAGCAGGTGTAGCAGTAGGTGATAACTTTAAATTAGTTTTAATAGATGCAACTTCTGTTGTAGGAGTAGCTCTAGCTGTAAATGTAGGAATCTTTGGCATTATTAAGCTCCTTTAGACATTGTTAATAAACTTTGACCTGCTTGAGCATAGTAACCTATTTGTGCTTGTCTTGCTTCCATTCTTGCCATCTGTCCTGACATACGAGCAAAGTTTGCTTCTTCTAATTTTCTTGATTGTGCAACTTTAGAATTATAATCTAAAACATCTTTTTCTATTTCTGCCTGTTCAGCATTTGATCTTAATATTCTTAATCCTGATCCAGATAATTCTGCACCAGATTTTACAATTCTAGTTTTAGTTTGTCCTTGAAGCTCTGCAAACTGTTGATCAAATCTTGCAAGATCAAACTCTAGTCGTTGTTCTAATCTTTCTTTTTCTTGCTCGGCAACTACTGCATTTCTTTCTTGTATAGCTTGATTATATTTACCAACTGCACTCGCCTGTTGTGCTGCTGCTACTGATGCTACTGCTGAAATCCATCCCATTAGAATATCCTCGCATATCTGTATTGATCTGAACCATCAAAACCATAGTGTTTCATTAATCCCTCGTTCTCTAATCCTAACCATTCTGCAAATCTTATGCCTTTGTCAAAGTCTGTTCTTACAGCAGTTTGAACTCTTTTAATATTATATTTTCTTGCAACCTTGGCAAAATCTTTCTTGATTGCTTTAGCAACTGACAATGGATGATCCCAAACATCTTGTGTTGCAATGACCCAACCTTCTGCAACTTGACCCCAAATCATTTTCATACCAGCAGCAAAGATTGGTTTGTTACCAACCATACCTGTAAAAGCTAAGTGGTCTTGCACAAGGTTCATAGCATCTCCATCAAACTGTGCATCTTTGTCCATAAGTTTATGATTCATTTGGCATGATAGTATAAATCTTCCATGTTCAGCAGTGTAAGGTACTATATATAGCATATTATCCATCATTAGTAGTTAATCTTGGGTATAACGATAAAATTGTAAAAGGTAAAGGTTGTCTTTGTCTAACATAAATAAAACCATCTGTTTCATAGTTTCCTCTAAACTCTACCTCTTTGTCTCCTGTAAATGGTGGTATACCTTCATCCATTAAATCA